GGACTTGTACAAAACTGAAGTCCTCCCTCTTATAAACGTTAAACGTCCGTTCCGGGCGCGCTCTTAAATCTGTGACCAAGTGTATAAAACCTCTCATCTGGCTGCGCCAGAACGAGAGTAAAAATTCAAGTTCACAGAAATAAATTCATGGCGCACCCAGCTTAGTGTCTGTTTCCAGACACCGACCTTAGGTCACGTAAGGTACTATTTGTCTACGATGCTAGACCGCAAATGCGATCGAACACCATGTGTAGGTTGGCTTCAAGTCTCACCTCCTTCGAGTATCTTGACTATAATAGTATTGCCAGGTGCCCCCCCCTGTTAAGGGGAGGGCTTTGGTTTGGGGAATTTACACAGGCACATCAGGATACCAATACATCCTGGGTGGACCCGTGTAAAAGAAAGTTTGGAAATCTTCCCCAGCGGCGCAAAATATATCATAATGCGTCGTCTGATCTCCTTTGTCGATCCACTGGTAGAAATAGGACTCGCAGTCCTGATTTGTCCTAGTCCAATTTTCGCGTTTTCCTGGAGAAAAGCGAAGATCGGAATAATAGGGCATCTCAAATTCTGCGTTCGGATTAATTGCTAGACTGGCATAAGCCATACCTCTTGCACCGAAATATCCACCTGCGGGTCTGGGCGAGTCGGGAAACTGTATACAAGCAGCACGAGCAAACCCCTTGGGGTCAGAACCTGTAAAGGCATTCGTACTTGCTTGACTATACTTGTCTCCGCTCTCAATGGATTGTCGCTGAATATACAGCGAGCCATTCTTGGGCAAATTGCTAGTGTCCTTGTAAATCCACTTCCACCGAACTGAACCACGCCAACCGGAAAATGCGCACATTAAATAGTGCAACATTACGGTATTACAATAATTGTAGCGTGATCCATCACCAGCGGTGTGGACGGCTCCTGCCACTTGACCTTTCAAGAAGGGGAAAGATGGATAGGAACCATACGTAGACTGTGCGGTCGCATTCCTTAGACCAATTGAGGTATGAAGATTGTACCTCTTAGCAATTGTGCGGAAATTCCTGATTGCCTCACCAGTATAAACTAGATTTGTTAAGTTCATAGAGACGGGTTGAAGAGCCAAAGTGCTTGACTCTTGGTCGACGGGCTTATCTAGTTCAACTGTTTCAACAGCATCAGGGGAGGTGTCGTCTACACCACTCTGTTTCTCAAAACCAGTAATTCTGGCAGTCTCGTCCACCAGACGGGGTTCCTCCTCTACGGAAGTCTCCTGTACTGCTGGTCCGACGCGGGGTTTGAATTCGAACGCTCCAAAATCTTCATCTGGAACAAATACTTCAAAATCTTCTCCCGCGGACACATAAACATTCACTCCAATGTCATTGTCCACTGTCGAATTTGGGGTTGTCAATTCGTTCACTACGTAAACGCCGACGACTCCATTTCCTCTTGGTTTTGAGGGGAAGCCTACTGGGCCCCACACATCGCTGGCATCATAAACGCCAGCAGTGTACTGCCGCAGTAGAGTGACATCCTGTGTATTAGAGATAGACACAGTAAAGTCAGACTTCTCTGCCAAATCAACTACTTCCAAATAGTTGACGTTATACTCCGGGATCGGATCGAGGTAATCCGGATCATAGACAACCTTCAGTCGTCCCTTGTGGAAGCTTGATGCTACCATTTGGAAACGAAAGTTAATTGTGCCAGTCCAAAACTTAAATGGCAACGCAGCATAAGCTAGCGCTGTCAAATGATACGCAACGTTAGGTGCATTACCTGACTGTGCGAATAGTTGTGGTTGAACTGCACAATTCCAAAGCATTGTCTCTGGAGGTGCCCCAATTGGCCAAGTAAACGTGGTCAACAGCGATTCCCGGCGAGCAATGGAAGAGATTTCCATTTGGTCTTCTCTCCCAATACCCGATATTCCGGGATCGATAGTCAACTCTTGTTTATCGTCAACTGTGAGCTTTGCAATGGGCTCCGGAACATTAGTAAGAGCCAAAGATCCAGTAGGGGTCGGTCTATATTGATCTGGATTCTTTGTGACGACAGGCTTACAGTAGCCTTGTGTCTTGGCGAGACTCGCCAACGCTCCTAGAGCACCTGACGTTGCAGTCAGAAAAGGTTGCATTGGACCAGTCAAAGGCGCAAGGAGCGCTGCTCCCTTTGAAAGCGCTGTAGCTGGACCAGACACAATTCCTGTCTGATTAGCTTCGTCAATTTCTGACATTCCTGCTTTATATGCTCGGTTTGCTTTATCCATAGCTGCTCCGATACCAGACTGCTTTTCAAAACCAGACTGGGGGACCAGCGTATTGATATCCCTAGATGTAGGGACAGACAAAGCCACATTCTCAGCCCACGCGAATACGCTGACTGTGACTTTATCAGAAGCTCCGTTTGCATGTTTCAGAGCATTAATAGACCTCAAATATATTCTGCCCATTTGTCTCCAATCACTTGAAGGAATGGACATATAATTCAGAGGCCAAAAGAATGGCAGCCGCATTTCACCACCTTCGGAAAAGGTGGGATTGAGGAAAATATGAGGTTTCTGGGAACCTCCGATCAAATCTTCGGGCACAAGTGCCGCATTTGAGCTGAGGTCATCCAGAGCATCCAATGGATTATAGTACATCATCGCTCTCCCATAGTGGAAACCGTTACCATTAATCAACACTTTGAGGTGCAAATTAGCACGCAACAATTTGAAGTTATTGACACGGTTAATCACTCGAGGATTCTCGAAGAATAACTGCCATGGATTGAAGTCACCGGCAAGAGTTGTACCGGTGCCCCATTCATATTCCGCAATCTTCACTGGACGTGCGAAGAAATTTTCTAGTGCGGCATCGTTCGCATCTTGCATACTTCTTGTTGGATCTACCGTAGTAAGAACATCATAAGTATAGCCAAGATTCTGGTCGTCGAAAGCAACATTCTGCATTCCAACGTTGCCAGCAGGGCGAACATTAACACCCGTTGTGCCGGATTGGGGCTCGAAATTCTCTGGAAGAAGCTCATCGATCAGCTCAGTGGCTATCGCCAACTGTTCTAAAGCTTTCTCTAGATTATTCCTTTGCCGCCTTTTCAGGGCAGGTGGACCAATGTCCAATAGTGGGGGTGTTACCGGCGTCTCGCCGGATTTCTCTCCCTTTAGAATACCTCTCGGTGGTGACTGGGCGGGATTGGTACCCTTGTCACTCTTCCTTTTGTTGTTTGTTTTTGTTGTGGGTTAGTTTACATAGAGTACATACAATTTACCCAGATATACGTACACTCACACTTGATGGTTGGGAAACGACTCCCGACGCTAAATAGCGTCCGCCACTACAGCACGTTTATTCCCGTGACTAAGCCATCTATCTAATATACACAAATATGAAAACACATAATAAATACTGGTAACCATAGATCACAGGGGACTATTTAACTCATGGCTTACGCCTCTCCCGACGTCCCATCGGAAGGTTCATAGGTTTCACGCCACCTATCAACGCGATCATCGAAAGTCTCTTCAAGTCTGTCGCACATGTGTGCTAGACCAGACCGCTCTGCGACGATTTTCATCTTCGCTCGATAATCTTCATAAAATTCTCTACCATGATTGAATGCTTCAAGCAACACGGTATCGATGTTCTGCGCACACGCCTGTTCCTCAGTAAGAGGACTCTTTCTGTTGCGCAAGTAACAGTGGAGCATTTTGTGCATGGATCCCGTACTAAGAGCACCTAAATGTCTCTTAAGTTCCGGGATATACACGGAATTTCGCTTCAGGAATTCATCTTGAGACCGGTCTAGATAATCCGCCAATTCTGACTCCTTGTCTGGCATGGTATAAATCTGACCATATTGAGCTAGAAACTCTGAAGCTCCCTTAATCGTAAAATTGCAGTTCTTTCCATTTACTGTGCCAATATTATCGTCACCATAAGTGATCAAATTAACACATGAACGGAAGTCTACTGCATCCTTCACGAATGTAGGGTTGGCGTGGAAGAAATAGGCTCGCAGATTCAAACTTCCGCAAATACCATTCAGAATGACTGTGAGAGGATTTCCACTAATGTGGACTCCCAACATCATCTGAAGGACATTGCCGTCAAAATTGATAACTGCGAATACAATATCAGACACCATAGCACGCATAATAGCAATATCATCTGCCGAGTAGTTGCACATAGATGCACACTCGATCAGACACGAGAAAGCTGCCATTAGTAATTGCGAACTAAGCTTGGTGTCATATGAACCATAGTCTCCTCCAAACAAATTCTCCTTCGCATGAATGAACTCTCGAAGCTCTTCCCATTCAGGGCCATGAGCATTAATTCCGACAGCACACTCAGTGGTCAGGGGATTCATTTGGAAAACACGCACAATTGGCAAGAAATACTTTCGAACGTTGTACACTAGTGCCATAGTTGATCCGAAAAAGATTCTGCACTTCACCTTAGAGAGTACTTCATCCTTCTTACAACCATTGATAATAGGATACGAACGCTTTCCTTCACGCCAGCAATTGATTTGACGGACTACTTCTGTACGCATTTCACAATTAAGTTTACGCGTCAAAAGATTAGTCTCAGGGTCTACTTCTTCTTCGACCCAGTCTCTCTTCTTGCCAGTGAAAGCAAATCCAGCTGCAGTATTCATATTCATTGCATCAATGAATTTCTTGCCAGGAATACCACACAAATTTTGCTGCTCCGTCAAAGGTCCAATATCATTCCACATCTTTCGGTGAAACAATTCGCGGATAGGGGACATATAATCCTGGACACTATGGTGCAGCAATTCTCCCGGAAACATTTTGGCCGGTTCCATCATCTTGCGGAGATTAGTTTCCCAAGCATATCGCTCGGGCTTCATCTTTGGTCCACAATAGATATTTGGAGCGTCCAGCACATCTGCAACATGTTCACTGATAAGTGTAACTCTCACATCACTGCGAGAAGTCACACGACCACCAGTGTGGCCCATGAAAGCAATATGGCTGTCCTCCGGCAACAAATTCGCTACGGACTTAGGGTGTAGGTTCTCATCAATAATAACTTGACGGCCGTGAATTTGTTTTTCAAAAACGCCTTGGGATGCTGGCAATACAACGCCAGCCATTTCCGACAATCTAACGACGGCTTCGTCTACATGGTCACGTGAAACGTAACAGTAGCAGCCTCTGTTTTCACCAGTCTTTCCAGCAACGTGGATACCATGGATGGCAGAATCTCTGCCTTGTCCAACAAGTGGTACGCCGCACAATCCTCTGAACGTGTTCTCAGTCATGTTACGAGTGACACCACCCTGGAACTTTAGACCACCATATCCAGTCATACTGGGCGTGGTCTTTCCATAGATCGGGCATTCTTCTGCCTCGCTATCTCGCCATCTCATTAGGACTCCATCTCCCGGCATCGGAGATTCGGGGAAGAAATCAGAGATATCAGCGAAATCACCTCCAATAGGTAAATAGCAAAAACGAATGTCTGCCTGACCTTGTGGTCTCCAGGAAAATCGCTTAGAAATACTGGCCTTTAAACTCTTCTTTCCACGAGTAAGAGGGTTATTTGTCGTTACCTCGATTTGCAACTCGTCCCTATCATCAAAATAGTGATTTGGAACAAGTAATAAACAAGATCGAATAAACAACGCATTACCAAACTCGTTGGAGTGAGTAGTCTTAAGGTAAACAGTGTTGCGGAAAACCTTCCTACTTACATCGCTAGGTGTTGTAGTCCTAGCTTTTTCTGAAATACTCGCTCTACTAAAACCGAAAAATCCGGTATACCAGGGATTTGGTGACGCATCACGCGCCGCAACATCCTCTGGAGTCTCGGGTGTGAGAGAACCCTGTGATTCCATACCGCGAGTTGCAGAGTACACCTTACCCAGGAGTAAAACGGCTGCAATAATAGCAGAACCGATGTACACCTTAGGCATATAGTGATCTCGCAAACCACGGTACATATCAGCGATAGTATTTCTTTCGGCTAACTCTCTCCTGTATCCTTCATCGATAATACTTGCAACTGTACGTTGCATCATAAGACCACCGATAGTGCATAATGGCAAAATTGCCGCACCTCGTCTGATCCTAGATGGCCAGCGTTCAGCTACACGTTCATTGGTAAACAGAGAGAAAGTTCCACAGCCAACAAGAGACCATAGGCCACAAGTGTAGGTCACATAGCGATTTCGCAAACGCTTGTAATCCATACTCATAGCTAGTCTCCTGAAAGTTGGATTGTTAATCCAGGGGGTTGGTACGAACTTCAACCAATCAAAATGACGATAAAAGTACGCACCTGCTGTCAGCAAACCGATCGAGCCCATCCGATCTAGATTGTCACAAATGCCAAACACTTCACGCTTAATGGTAGACCATATACTAGTCTGAACCTTGGTGAATGCTGCCACAGTGAAATCACCGACAGTATCAAAATTGGGCTCCGCCTTACCGAATTGCTTACCAAACTGTTCCATATCAGCTAGGACAGTGGCTCGCTTGGAGAGTTCAATCTCCATTTCAGCAGGCGATACCCCCTCGAACGGCGAGGGGGCCGGGGCGGGAATAGTTGTTTCGGACTTTGTTGCTGCGGGTAGAAAGGAATGCTTATAACAGCAATTCGCGAACGCAGTACATCCATCAACACCACACAAAGGGACATTATCAGCGTCTGTCTTTTCAGCCATACACTTGATTTCATGATTGCGGTGCTCGTGGAACATACGAACGGAAATTTTAGCTGCTTCAAGCGCGGTGGCATTCTTCTTGAGCCACACTTCCTTACCTAAAGTGCCGTTTCTGCCGGAACATTCCCACATTGCGACGTCAAATTCCCATACGTCGTCAATTGGTTGGCCAGGATTTTCATCCTTCCACTTCCGGACTTTTTGCTTGTCAATACCATAGATGTTACCAATATCCTTACGGAATTCTGGTTTGACACGCTGGGTGAAAAGCAAATCAAACCGACGCATACCAGCATCAGGAGAAGAAAGACGCGAACGGAAACCAAAATGGTCGTCATTTGAAGTACAACAACCAATTTCAGGCTCCGCAAAACGCGTATCCTTATCAGGTAATGCTGCCATGTTTGGAGAAAAGGCTACACGATTCATAACCTTAATCCATTCTTCGGCATAATTTGTCTTTTCCAATTGTGGGTTTCCTGACCCACAATCATCGAATAGAATTGTTGTCATTTTAGACTTGAAACCGTCCCAATACTGAGCGGACAGATTCTTCGTATAATTCAATTCTTCCGATGTGTCCAATCCTGCGGACTGGAGCAAAATTTTGTTGAGTTGTTTGACAAACTCAGACTTTCCTACCTCGGGTACACCTCGCACTCCGTATCCGAAGGGTGCTCTCCTTGACTTTGTGCCGACCTTGGCGGCTACAATTTTCTTTTCCATGGCTGTACACCACATAAGTTTGTCTGAGAGAACACGCTTACGCATGTCGTTCTTTTCTTGACGGAGCATCTCAGTGATTTCTGAAATGCAATAATCCAAATCCTTCTGGTACGCAGTATCAGTTCTGCCATCCAGTTTTTCAATGGAACCTGCAAGGAGGTAGTCTTGTTCCGCTCTGAGTTGAGCGAGAATCTGATCAAGCTTAATAGCCTTATCTTCAGGGTAAAAGAAATGGGAAATAGATCCCTTCTCCCAACTCTCAGTAAATTTCTCAGCAAAGAAAGATACTGTCTGAAAGGCTGCGTCGATCAAAGAGAATGCATCAGCATGCAATAATTTGAGGTCGGGACCCCACATTTTTACTTGCTTTACATTCAGCGTCACATCTTCTATGCGACAAAATTCCATAGCCACAGCGAGACCAAGAAGGCGAGAGAAATTCTCGAACAAAGGAGAAAGCTTAACGCTCTCCCAATTGTTTCGTAAGTTCCTAAAGAATTCACTCCAGGACTTACCCTTATTCTCATCATCACCTCCTGGTCCCTGAGGACCAGCAAACATCTCAAAACAGTAAGACTCCACCATTTCAACAATGGAGCCACTGTAAAAGTCACCTGCATATAGTCCAAATGCTGCAACAAATCCTGCTACCGATGTCGTTTGGGACACTGACACGAATAGCATAACCAATCTTTCCACATGTCTAAAGACATTCATATCACCTACTCCTAGAGAATCCAGCCATTTCTGGATCTCACCTCGAATTCCTTCATTCTGAGGCTTTGTCGCCATGCTGACATAGTCAACGACGGCATTTGGGTCCTGTAGATTAGGACCAGTTGTCTGGAACATCCTAGCCTTTAAAAAGGCGTAGGCTGTATTGAATTTCATCTTGGATCGGGGGTGCTCCTATAATATAGAAGCGGGGGTTTAAATGTTTAAAAAGATATATCTGGATCATATAGATACAGAAGGGGATAAAATTCATGGGTGTGTTGGGGGTTTTGGGTGATTTGGGAACGGGTTAGGAGCGCAAATCGGGGGCTTTGGGGGTACGGCTTAAGGCGAAGACCGGGACCGGTCCATAAAGTGGGTGCCGCACTCGGCTATAACCAAGCCTGGTGGCCGAAAGTTTAGTGCACTACGCCTCTTTATACGTAGCTTCCTGCTTTTATCGAATTACAGGATATTATGAGGTCCATTACTGGATATACTATACACAGCTGTCGTTAACGCGAAGACACGTTCATCCCTATGGGGGACAGGTACATTCAAGCTACCTTTACACTTTTACCGAGAAACGCCTACAGACACAGTCTGACGTCGTTCAACTTATTATGTGTTGCCTTCTACTGAGACGATGTAAAACTCGGTTTTCTTCTAATTGAGACCGAACCTTTGCGTGTGCTGTCGCCCGCATCGCTTCGCGGGTCTCAGCTTTTTACACTAAAGTCGTTACTGCTACATGTATTATTTTTATTCATTCTACATCAGAGCTAATTTACAATTTTACATTTTTATATTAGTTTTTGCATGGCTTTATTACACAGATCGTAGCCATATAAGACGATCACTGAAAGAGTAGTAAAAATCCATACTACAATAAATACGTCAGGACTTATAGTTCCTTTGCCTATAACATAAATACTATAATATTTCAAATTATACATAATCAGATTAGTTTAGCGCTAAGTCTTGTTGGTGCGCTAGATACCAACTCACATGAAATGTACGTTACTGCCCTCGAGATTGAGGTTGAAATACAGTAATGCTCTATACTTAGATCACGGTTTTTATACTCTGGTACTGAGTCTGCCATAAAGGCAAATGTAATGTTTCGGGGTTTCAGAACCCAGCGGTAATTCTACCGAGATTATGTGTACATTGTTAACTTCGTCTTGCGAAAATTATCTAGAACCATCATTGATACTATTAATTCTCTTAACATATGCTTCTAGATACTTCCGAAGTTCAAGATTAACAGTGCCATTTGATGATGCCACGTACAAAACAGGAGTCCCCTAGGGTTAATGCCC